ATCAGCCATTCACGCCTCCAGCCACAGAGACGGACACGCCGGTGCAGCTGGCCCAGCCGTTTTCAGGCACGTCAACGTCTTCAAGGGGCAAGGCAAGGTGGACGCGGTACACGCCGGAAACGGAAAGGGCCGCCATGATCTGACTGCGGACGATGTCGCTCCCAAGGGTCGTGGCCGCCTTATCCGCCCATGCCCTCGCTGCGGCTGTGGCGCGCGCAAGCGTGTCTGCGGCGTCGGCCGAATGATAAAGGGTTATCTCCGCCGAGATTGCATACTCATACAGGATGGGAGAGGCTGCGGTAACGGTGTCGCACAAAGGGCGCACATCGTCCGCGCTTGCAGCCTCGGCAACCTGTGCCAGCACGTCCTCGGACGGCAGGCCACCCTGAACCAGCGGATACAGAACCACCTGGCCGGGCTCGGGAGACAGCACTGCGACGTCCACCACGCTCTGGTTCGCGCTCATGGCGTGATAGCGATACGACAGCGTGGGGCCAGCAACAGAAAAGTGTTCAGGCGCGAGAATGATCCTCTCGCGAAGCCGGTCGTCGCCTTCCATGTCGGCACCGCCGCTTGAGAAGGTCACGTTCACGACCTGTATGCCGTCCGGCAGCAGGTCAAACGACTGCTTGATGTCTCCCGGCAAAAATCCGTTTGCGCCCGCTCCGGACTCGTCGCACAGCGCGAGCACCTCCACGGAGCTCTGGCCGGAAGGAATCAAGGCGTCGCTTTGCGTGGCAAACACAGCCCCGGTCCCGGACTTCACGCGGAAGCCTCTGGGTATTACCACGCCGGAATCCACAGGCGTTTCCGAATAGAAACACAGGGTCGTCCGGGCGGCCTGAGGCTGCAGCCTGGTCACGCCGACCAGGTCTCCGAGATAGTCCAGCATGGGAGCCCTGGAAAAGCGTACCAGGTTCTGCCTCGCTGCGTCGTTGATGGACGCCCGCATCAGGGTTTCCCTGTAGGCGATCAGGTCTATCAGCAGCCGCTCGACCTGGGCGGGATACAGCGTCTTTCCCGTCATGGCCTCATAGGTGGCTATCAGCTCGGATGTAACAAGCTGGGAATCCTCGTGGACAACCTTAGGAAGGGTCATGCGCGCACCTCCGCAGAAGCCAAAGCGCCATCGGCGAGCCGAAACTCGATCCGGATCAGAACATGCGCGGGGCCGTCCCCTTGTTCCACCAGAACTCGCACCACGGTGACGCGAGGCTCCCAGCGCCGGATAGCGCGGACAGCCTCGCGCACCAGGTGGGGGCGGGCGCGGTCGATGGGCCGGTCAATGTATTGATAGATATTGGAGCCGAACTCCGGACGCAGCGGATCGCTCCCCTGGGGGGTTTCCAGGATGATGCGGATGGATTGGCGAATGTCTTCTATGCCTTCGACAAAGCCGTTCCGGCCCAATGCGGGCTGCCAGTGTGCGGAGTTAGGTAACATGCCCCCGACTCTATGCGAGTCAGGGGCAAAAGGTGTGCTGACTAAGGTCAGTGGCTATGATGATTCGAGTTGCCGGAGGCGTCGAGGATGGTGCCGGAGGCGTCGACAGAGCCATCGACGTGGATATCGCCTTGTACTTCAATATCGCCGGTAATGGAAGCGGCGGCACCTCCGCCCCCGGTTACGGTCATACCCTTTTCGACAGTCAAGTGGCCGGTGACCCGTGTCTCTGGGGCATCTATGGTGGCCTTCGGGGTGCGGATCAGAACTGGTCCGTCAGCCACTATTGTTATCGGGCCGACCGCATTGACGGAAAGTACATGACTATCCCTGTCATACTCGACGGTGGTTCCATCGTCAAATGCGATGTGATGCTTTTCCACTCCAGAGCACGGCGTCACGTCCGCGCTGGAATACAACGCGCCGAGAATGCAGCCGTCTTCACCCCGAGAATCCAGCATCAGCGCCACGTGCTCGCCCACGTCGGGCATGAAATAATGCTTGTCCCTGCAGGTCTTGGGAACCAACACCGGGAGCCAGTGTGTGACCAGGTTATCCAGCGCGGGCAGACGCACCTTGGCCCTGCATGTCGCCTCGGCGATCTCGACAACAATGCCGAACTGGAGGGTGGCCGCCGCTTCTCCGAAGGTGCTATTCATCGTCTCCCTCCTTCACGCGCTTGGCCTCGAACTCGGTCACATATCCGCTGGAGCGTCCTATGGAGTGGGTGGCCTGAATGACGAGATACAGCCCGTTCAGCCGTCTAAGGCCATGAATATCAATGATCGCACCGGCCACGATCTTAGGGTCGCCCGGCAGCGCCCCATTGAGAGCCACCTTGTCCTGCTCTCTGCGCTGCTGCTCGGCTTCGGCAATGGCCTTTGCCTGCGCCGCGCTGCGCGCCCGGACGTGCTGCTTGTTTTCGTCCTGGGCCGTTACCGTATCCTGGGAAGCAACGTCTCCGGCCTGCGCCTGCTGCTCGACAACCTCTTTCGTGTCCGGGTTGTGGTAGCGGACGGACGTCTTCGACGGCACATCGGTCACCTTGTCGGCGTAGCGCCATGAGGTGAGATCGGAAGGATATAGAGTTCTGACCGGCGACTGCTCGGCCAGGCTACCAGCGCGAGCGACCACGAGGGTGCGGTTGTTGTCGCAGAGCTTGGCCGTATAGCCATACTCCCGGCAAAGCCGCACCACAAAAGCCCAATCCGTTTCCTGGTACTGCGTAACCCGGTCGATGGCGATCTCGTCAATCTCTCCGCTGACCTTGGCTCCGATGCGCTTGGCCGCCTGTGCGACAATGGCCTTCAAGGTCGTATTCTCATACGCCTTGCCTCTGCGGGTCCGCACCTGCCTGGTGATGCCGGTGGACAAAGCCCTGATTCTGACCACGGACGGCGGGCCGGATATCTCGACCTCGTCGACGTCGAAGCCTCCGGCGGAAACCAGGCGCTGGTGAGCATAGCCGTATTCAAGACTCATCTCGGCACCCTTGTCGGGATACCACGCGCCAAGCCAGCGCCCATCATCGTCGCCGAGGGTGACGTCCAGCTCGTCGGACTGCCCGGTCAGCCGGTCGGTGTAGCGCACCTCGGTCACATAGGCGGAAAGGTCCGCAGTCACGTCGCGGCCGGAATAGACGATACGGAAAGATGGCTGGAGAACGGTCATTTTTTCCATGGAGGCAACCCTTCCGTATCGGCCGAGGACTCAATGACGGGGATGCGCAGCTTGATGCCGGACGGCAAGGCGTCCGACACCGGCGCATGCGGATTCTGCTCGATGAGCATGCCGATGTACGCCACGTCGCGGTAATACCGCCAGGAGATCATGTCCCAGCGTTCCCCGTCTGTCGTGATGTGTTGCAGAAAAATCATAACTGTACGCCCCTTATGGCGACCTTTGCCGCGATGCCGGACAGGGCTGGTCGCACATCCGCAAGCGCCTCGGCGGCCCTGCGCGCGGATCGCGCTGCACTCACGGCCCCCTCGACGGTGCGTATGGCGTCCGAAGCAAAGCCCAGCTCACTTTTGGCGGAGTTGTAGGCCGCCATCACGTCAGAGGCTCCGGGAAGAGAGGATATCGCGGAAAAGGCCGCGATGGGTAGCCTGGACGCAATAGCCCGGAGATCGTCGGAAAGCTCTCTGGCGGCTTGTAGCGCCGACTCTCCCTCGGAAAGAAGCCTGGCGGACATGCTCGCGGTGAGTTCTGCGGCCTGGGTGACCTCGGAGGCCGAGGAAACCGCCTGGCTGACAGCCTTTGCCGCCTCCGGAGCGGGAGCCGCATCCTGCCCCGATACCGTGGAAAGAACGTCCGTGCTCGCGGTGACCGGCGGAACGTACATGCCGCGAGAAAAGACTCCGGGGGGATTCGGCTTGGCCGGATCGCCGACGTACTCCCGGAGGCGCAGAGACGCCTCCAGCGAGATCACTGTCCCGGCCCCGTTCGTCTGGCGATAGGTCACGGACAGGTCGACGATGACAAAGACACCGCGATATTCGCCGTTGCCGAGAACGAAGTCCAAAGGCGTCGCGGCGTCCATGTGGTCCTTCAGGCCCCGAACCTCATCCGCAGGGTTGCACCATGGCGAGTGCAGGGTGACGCTGAAAGACAACTCGTCCGGGCTCCACCCGGTATGCTGCATGGCTGGCTTTCTGCCGATAAGCGCATGCTCGGAAAAGCTGGACCCATAGCGGATATCAAGCCCGTCCATCCACGATACGACTTCCAGTTCCGTTTCCCCGAGGGTGGCGTACAGACTCATGCGGGAGACCTCCTTGCGTGATCCCGCTCGTATCGGGACATCAGGCGCTCAAACTCGGCGAAGCTGAGGCTCATGGCCTCCTTCACCTGCTCGCGCACACCTCCACCGCCCTGTCCAACATGAATGACAGGCGCGAAGGTGACGTTCATGCCTCCCCGGCCAGCTCCGGCGACAGCGCCAGCTCCGCCCCCGGCGTTCCGACCGGCAAGAGCCTGGAGCGGAACCGTGGGAAGGTTCGGCGTAGCAGCCTTCGACATCTCGCCAGCGGCGCGGGCCACCTCTCCGGCGCTTCCCTTCATGCCCACGGCAAGACCGGCCCCGAGCATTCCGCCCAGACCGGCGAACACGCGCGAGGGAGACCGGATGCCAAGCAGGCTCTTGAACGAACCAACAATGTTTCCAGCAAGCTCGGAAAGACCTGATTTCAGGCTCTCCCACCCTTGCTTGAGGCCGCCGAGCAGGCCGCCGATAATCTGCGCGCCGAGCTTGACAAACTCCAGGGGCAGCATGGCCAGGCGAAGAGGGAGGCCGATAACGAGCCGGATAATGGTGCCGATGGCCGATCCGAACTTTTGCCCTAGCGACTGCGCCGCTCCGCCGGTATCTTCGACCGGCTGCAGCAGAGCTTTCACCCAAGACCAGACCTGGCCGAGCGCATCCGCGACCGGCTTCACAATCCATGCGACCGGAGCAAAGGCCGTGCGCATGGCGTCGCCGACCGGCTTGAGCGCCGAGGACAAGCCCTGGAACATTCCAACAAAGAACCCCTTGATGGGTTTCCAGAACTTCCAGATCAGGAGCGCGGCCCCGGCGATGGCGATGCCGATCCAGCCTATGGGGCTGAGCAGCATGGCGCGGCCAAGCCAGAGAACGGCCTGCCCGA